TTCGGAGCGGCCTTCGTGCCGGCGAGGACGGACAGGCTCACGTCGCGCTGCGCGGAGACGACGGAGCGCGTCGGGCCGGAGTTGTCGCGGACGACGAGCTGCGGGGCCGTGCTCGGATCGTTGACGCTGCGTTCGCGGTTCGACACCTCGACGTCCGGATGCCCGTGCGCGGTGAGCTCCGCGCGGAAACGGTCGCAGAGGTACAGCTCGAGGTCGGCGTGCACGACGATCGTCACCGGCGTCTCCTCGCTCTCAGCGCGCGGACGAGGTTCCCGGTCTGGGACTCGATGATCAGGGTCTTCCAGTCGCGGCCGACGATCAGGTACACCGGCCGGGGTGCGGAGTGCTTCCGGGTGACGACGATGCCGGCACGGTAGGCGCCCGAGTCGACCGGGGCGGTGGCACGCGCCTTCGCGGCGATGTCGTCGGCGACCGACTTCACGAGCCGGTCGACGCCCGCGCTGTTGAGGATCTCGTCGAAGGCACGCTCGTTGAACTGCATCTAGCCGAGCACCTCCTCGAGCGGCACCTCCTGCACCGGCTGCCACCCGGTGAACGGGTTGACGTCCGCCTCGGGGACCGCGGTGACGGTGTAGGTGTGCCCGGCCGACTCGATGCGGTCGTGCACGCGCACGTCGGCGCCCGGCGTGCAGTAGAGCGACTTCCGGGTGTCGACCTCCTGCCGGAGCTCACCGTCGACCGGTGCCGATGAGGCTGAGGCGACGAACGCGCCGTCGATCGTCAGCCGGGCGGGGTTCTTCCAGTCCGCGGCGGTCTCCTTGCGGGAGTAGGGGTCGGTGACGGCGGCCGCGCGGAGCCGGACAACGCTGACCCCGGCGGCGAACTCCATCAGGCGTCCGTGTGCTCGCGGATGACGGCGAGCATCTCAGCCTTGGTCGTCGCGTCGGCCAGGTCGATGCCGTGCACGCCCGCCCAGCTCGCGATGTCCTCGTTCGTCGTCTTCTCCGTCGGCGTCGGGTCCGCCGGTGCCGGCTCGGCCTCGACGCCCTGCTCGGCGTAGTCGGTGGCGACGACGTCGGGGACCGTGAAGCGGTTCCCCCGACCGTCTGTGATGTTGACCATGTGCCCTCCTCGGGTCAGAGCCGGTACGGCTCGAGCGTCGCGAGCTCCGTCTGCAGGAGCTGGATGTCGTTGCCCGTGTAGCGGACGTTCGCGGGGCCGACGGCCTGCGACGCGATCTGTCCGCCGGGACCGCCGCCACGGGCCGCTGCGGTCGCGATGACGCCGGCGACGTCGGGTACCTCGGCGATCTCGTACCCGTGCGTGATGGTGATGAGGACGCCGCCGAGCTTCGACGACCACGCCGTGCCGTCGCGCAGCTCGAGCATGCCCTTGCCGGACGCCTCGACCTGCGCGAGCACGTCGCGGCCGTCCGACGTCGCGGCGACGACGTTGAGGAGCCGCCCGGACGGGATCAGCAGCGTGCGCTGACCGTTCCCGTCCAGGCGGATCGTCTCGGTGATGACGGGCGCGACGTGCCAACGGCAGAAGCGTCGGACGGCGCCCTGCGCTGCGTCGAGCCAGAACTGCGGGTTCCGCGGTCCCGGCGCGACGATCGGGGGGATGCTCGTCACGCCCGTCACCTCCTACTTGCTCTGCGGCGTGGCCGCCTTGTTCGTCGGCTTCGCGGTGGCCGTGGTCACCGGCTTCGCCTTCTCGGGCGTCTCCGGCGCGACCTGCTCAGCCTCGGCCTCGGCTTCCTGCTCCGCCGCTCGGGCGCGCTCCGCTTCCTCGGCGTCGGCCTTCGCCTTCGCTTCGGCGGCGACCCGCTCGGCCTCAGCGACCGCGGCGGCCTCCGTGGCGGCCTCCTGGTCGACGAGGTGCTGCTTCTTGATCGCCTCGGGGATCTCGTCCTCGCGGTACCGGATGCCCTTGATCGTGATCATGTTGACCATGCGTGTGCTCCTTCGGATCAGGCGGCCGGGCCGCCGTGGACGAGGTACGCGGGCTTCCAGATGACCTGCATCGCGCGGAGCTCCGCGCGCACGTAGGTCATGTTCCGCTGCGCGTAGTCCTTGTGCTGGTTGAACGCCTGCACGGACAGGCCCTCGCGGTCGAGGAGCGCCACCTGGCGGAAGTCGCCGGTAAGGAACTGACCAGCCGGGATCGCCTCGGAGAGCACGCGCGGGCGGCCCCAGAGCGTCTGCGGGCCGGTGCCGAACGGGCCCTGGCCGTAGAAGCGCTCGTTCGCGTCCTGCAGCAGGTCGATCGCCTCGTCGTCCTCGGGGTTGAGGAGGATCGCTCCGACGGATCCGCCCTGCAGGCGGGAGACCTTGCCGATCGCGCGGCGTACGGCCTTGACGAACTCCATCGTCTTCGCGTCGTCGCCGCCGGTGGCGGTGTACTCCTGCTCCTGGACACCGGTGGTGTTCAGGATGCCCTTCGGCACGCCGTTCGTGCCCGAGCCGTTGAGGAGCGTGTCCTCGACGACCGAGTCGAGCGAGTACTCCAGCTCGTTGCTCATGTAGGACGCGAACGCCGGCGCGTCGGCCAGCAGCTGGTTGGTGACGTCGTAGCCGTCGGCGTACGTGTATGCCTTCGCGTCCGCGAGCGTCGTGGTCAGGTCCGAGACCGGCTTCAGGGCGGCGTCGTCCGTCGCCGAGGTGGCCTCGGGGACGATCTTCGCGTTCCGGGTGACGGCGGTGACCTGGACGTACTCGAAGTTGCCGGCCGCCTCGCCGCGGGACACCACGTCCAGCAGCGTCAGGTTCGGTCGCTGCACCTGGTCGACGAGCGGGACCCGGATCGGCTGCAGGTGAGCCACCGGGCTCGTCAGCGCCTTCCGGTTCGCGTCGAAGTCCTTCAGCGAGCCGATGCGGACCGACCCGATCGAGATCGGGGTGCCCTGGCCGACGCCGGAGGGGTTCTCCTTGAGCCAGGACTGGTACGGCGCCGACTTCATGAACCGCTCGCCGAGGGGCACGTCAGTGCCGTCCTCGTCGCCGCGCTCCGCGTCGCCCGCCTTGCTGGGGTCGGTGACGACCTTCGAGAGCTCGGCGAGCGACTTCTCGCCCGCCTCGATCCGCGTGATGCGGTCGCGCAGCTCGGTGGCCTCGGCCGCCTTCGCCTCGATGGTCTTCGACTCGTCCGCCGTCAGGTCGCGCTGCGCGGCCTTGGCGGTGTCGACGATCGACTGCATCTCGGAGACGAGTGCAGCCAGCTGTGCCTTGAGTCCCACGGTGGGGCTCCTCTCTGCCTGCTAGAGCAGGCCCTGGATGGTTGCTTCCGCCAGTGCTCGAGCTGCGGGGACGGTCGTCTGCTCCTCGGACTTGGCCGCGGGCGGCTCCTCGTCCTTGGCGTCGGGCGTGCCGGCTGCCTTCTCCTGATCGGTGGTGCTGGTCAGGGCCTCCCCGAGAGCGTCGATGGCGCTCTTCAGCTCGGCCTTGGCCGCGGCGGGCACGATGTGCCCCGCCTTCACGCCGGCAGCGACCGCGAGTGCGGCCGACTTCACGGCGAGGATCTCGGTCTCCTGGTTCGCTCCCACCGGCACGACGGACACCTCGTGGATGGTGAGCTTGCGGAGCTCGTAGTAGTAGTTGTCCTCGGTCTCGACCCAGGCGCCCTCGACGACGTCGTACGCGAACGACATCTGCTTCACCAGGCCGGCCTTCAGCAGCTTGTACGTCTGCGCGCCGTTGTTGATCGAGGTGTCGAGCTGGACGTGCACGAACAGGCCGCGCTCGTCCTCCTTCGCCTCGATCGTCTGCCCGATGAGCATGTACGGGTCGTCCATGCGGTGTCGCCAGTAGACGGGGATCCCGGAGCCGTTCGGCCCGAAGGTCTTCAGCGACTCGGTGAACGCGCCCGGCAGCACGACGTCGCCGTACGAGTCCTTGTTGCCGAACACCGACGCGTACCCGGTGAACTGGCCCTCGCCGTCCGGCGCATCGGCCTTGACCTCGATGTCGGCGGTCTTCGTCTTCACGGTCACGGTGCCTCCTCGGCGCGGAACCGCTGCTCCGCTTCGGTGTTGAACTGCTTCGCCATGGCGGCTGCCTCGACGACGTCGATGCCGGACTTCGCCAGGTCGGCGACGAGCTCACGGTCCCAGCGCGGTCCGTCCCACCAGTCGGCGCCGGCCGCCTTCTGCGACCGGACGACCTGCTCCTGACGGGCCGCGAACTTCGCGAGCACCTGGTCGGCCTTGCCGTCCTGCGGCGACGCCTGGCCGCCGACGAGGACGTTGAGCGGCGTGATCAGCTCGTCCCCGCCGTCGATCGCGGACATGTTCTGCTTGGCGCGGGCCTCGTTGCGGGTCATCCACGGGGCACCGACCGACGTCGACAGCACGCCGGCCTGCTCCTCGAACGAGCCGCGCATCTTCGCC